TTCTATTTAATCCAAATAAGTTATATGATAAAGGATGTGGATAAGATCTTCCATTTATATATGCAGCTCTGTACTTACCATATATTTCTTCTTCTTTTACTAATGTTCTTTGTCTAATTCCTATCAACCTATCTTCTATATCAAAATGTGGTATTATTATACAGCAAGTGACAGGATTATATTTTATCTTATAGTCTTTTATTGTTTCCATTGAAATACCCTCATTTAGCCAATCTTTAATTTGACATGATTGCAACATATTCAAATCTGACTCATCATAATACGTAATTTCTTTTTCTACTTCTGCCTTATCAACTTTATTGCTCGTGTAGTTTTCATCAGTAAAAAAGGTTTTAGTATTTTTATATAACCAATATATACCTTGACTACTAGTTACTTCTTCTTTTTTATTTTTAGAATTTCTTGAAATCAGTTCAAATATATCAAAAAAATCACCACATCCAGTATAACACTTAAACATCTTAGAGTCAAGATAATAATATAATTTTTTACTTCCACAGCCAGGCTCGTTATGACATACAGTATCAAAAACTAAAGCGCCTTTTGTGTGTATTGGAGACTCAGAGCCTAGAGCAATTAAAGCTTCTATAACTTGAGCCTCATTTAAAGTATCCTTGATTACTCTCAAATTAGCCATAATCTCTACTCTTTCTTTACTACAATCTCAAAATCCTCGATATTAATTGTAGTGTAATCATCTTCTGTCAAAAATAATGGATCAACTCTACATATTGACAGATCTCCATGACACCAAAGTTTTACTGATTTAAATTTTCCTCTGCGATTCTTATAAATGTGATGAACAATATTGGGCATTGGTAAGCATGATGCTTGCACAAAAGGTGCTAATGCTTCTCTATCTTGCTCTGTAACAGGCAGGCTGATATAACCAACATCAATCTTATCGCCAATTGCCTTGGCGCCTCTCAATACGTTCTGATTCGAAGTCTCTCTACTTTCCCAATCTGCATTTAACTGAGTTGACGACATGATAAATATACCCAATTCATTACATAAATCTTTTAATCTAATTGCTAACATAAATAATATATTATCTTCTCTTAGTTTCATTCCTTTTGTTCTTTGAGATATTTCTTCTAATATCCTTAAAGAACTGTGAATATAGTCGAATCCATAATATAATACTCCGTTTTCTCTTCTATTTCTTCTTATTACATTTTCTATATCTCTAATAGAAAAATCAGGTAAATGCTCAATCCAAATAGGAGAACGAGATAGAATTTGCGCTGCCCGCAAAACTCTTTCTTCTTCCCCAGTCGAGTATGTTCCATTCAAAATAATATCTTCTTTTACGCCACTTAGAAAGGCTAAAGCCATTGTCTGACATTCGTCAATGCCAAGCTCTGTACTAATAAATACAGAAGGCTGAGAAGCACCATTCTGAACCCATTGCCTCTTATTTAAATCGTATATTTCATCACAAGAAAAGTTACAAATATCAGCTATCATCATGCGACTTTTTCCTAGGCCTGTAGGCGCACTACGAAGATAAAACTTTCTTAATCTTGCTCCTCTTGTAATTGTATTTATTAGCTTACCATAAAGTGGTATCCCAAACTCTGGTTGTTGTTTTAGAGAGTTGATCAAGTCCTCTAGTCCTTCACCAGCGTGTTTAGAGATAGACCATGTTTTGGAAAGATAATCTGACTTTATACGCTCAATTCTTTGATCAATGCTATCTGCAATTTGTTCTATATCATAATCATCTATAATCTTAAATTCAGGCTCTATGTCGATTCCATTATGGTCAAATGCTCTTAAAAGAGTAAGTTTTTTTAATCTTTCATAATAATATTGAAATGAATTAATGTCGGCACTTGTATCAGCATTACCTAATAATTGACTTCCGTTACCATCATCGAATATTTTTTTAAAATCTGGTTTTGAATGTAAATAATTTTCTATATCTAAAGTTGTTAAATGCTCTAAGCCCTGAACAAATAAATTATTAATTGAAACAAATATTGTTTTATGAAACTTACTATAAAAATCATCGCTTGATAAGTAAAATTTATCTGGTTGGTCTAATAGTTGAGGAAATTTAAATACATTTATAAGAACCATTTCCGCAGTTTTTTCATCATAAAATTTACTCATATTTCCTCCCATTGAATTTCATTTATTTTTCTTATTACCTCTGAACGAGGGGGGGCTATATTTACAACTATATGTTTTGTATCTAAAAGCTCACTAGAATTTGCTCTGCCTTTTTCAATAGCTTCAAAATATTTACGAGCCTCTTTGTAATAATATGGGACAATACCAATGCCCTGAGCTTTATCAAAACCTATTTTTTTTACATTGTAACAATAATGCAAAGTTCCTAAAATTCCACTTAATGTATATTTATAATCAGTCTGAAACTGATTTATTTGCCTACCTACCATTCCAAAATTGGGAGCTCCATCCCAAAGTTCCATAATAAAAGAATTTAATTGTTTTCTTATATTTTTATCTACTTGTTCTTGAACTGCACAGTATTCATGAGCATATCTTCTATTTAAAAGAACAAAAGGATCCACTGTTTTATTTATGGCATCTCCACAAACAACACATTTTACAAGTCTCATGCGCCCCACCTATCTAAATAAAGGGGGCAATTAAGCCCCCTCGTAGTATTACTTCAATTGTTTCAAATCATAAATGATAATGTCTAATGAATCTTTTTGATTTCGTGTCATTTCATTTACTTTTTTACCAAAACCGATATGCTTCTCAACTATATCAGTAATTTTTGATACGTTTTTTGCATCTTTGGCAACTAATTTGCCAGCAATATCATTAAATTCATTTAATAAATCTTCAAAATCTGCATCAAATAAATTTTTTGTATTAATATTATCTTTACCAGAAATTGTCTCAAGCCCATCTTCCTCAGATTGCTTTGTTACAGCATCTTGAATTGCTTTAACAAGATTTTTATAGTTAAACTCAATATAATCTGGTGTATATTTAAAGCGCGAGCCTGCTTCAAATCGCTCAGTACCCCTCATAAATAAAAGAGTCTTGCTTCCATCATCTGTATTAACAGAGCGGCTATAGCCAATAATATCGCACATACGACCTGCAATCAACCGTGGCTTTGCTGGTAATGTTGGAACAATTTTATTATACTCTTCACCAGTTTCATCTTTGAATACCTTGTCTGTTGAATGGCTAATAAGAACTAATCCAAAATCTTGTTGCACAATAGAGCGTAATTTACTATCAAATTCTTTTCCTACCTTTGTATAGCCACCACCGTAAGGAATATCTGCAATCGAATCAACATTGGCTTGAGCGCAAATATACTGTTCACAATAATCATATGCAATATCAACAGTATCAATGACAATCGTTTCAAATTTTTCTTTTACTGCTGGGTCTTTAAGCTGGCGCAACACCTTTAAAAAGTCTACCCAGCTATTAATTGGAATAGCCATAACACCAGGCAGGGCCGCATAACCTTTTTCAAAGGCAACAATCAATGACTTGGGAAATTTTGAAGCTGTTGTAGTCTTGCCACTCTTAGGCTCTCCATAGAACATCACAGAATATCCACGCAAATCACTACTAACTTGGTGCGGCTTAATACTCAATAAATCAAACATTCAATATATCTCCTTTATTTTAAATTATAAATAGTTGTGTAGGATTCTTATTATTTTTTTGCCAAACAAAATGAGCATATTCTATGCTGTCAGTGGTGTTGCCAAAAAAAGAAATTCTTTTTGAATGAACAAAGATATATTTTGGTGGATTCGCATCCCAAAATGGTTTTCTTTTTTTAGAGCCTAGAAAGTTTAATCGTAATAACATAATAACAAATCCATCCTCAGTCACATCATTCAAAGCTTTTTCAATTATTTCAAGCGCATAATTAAATGGTGGATTTGTTATAATAACATTATATTTTTGCTTTTCAATATTTAGTTTTAAATAATCTGCTTTTAGCTGTGCGAGAGAATCTTCTCTAATATCTACTGTATCTATATTTCCTTTAATACCAAAAAGCTCTAGTGCTGATGGGTAGCTCATAGGATGATTGACATCTCCACCAGCACATGGATCAAGAACTGCTTTAAATATATATTTACCTTCTATTTCAATAAATTTATTTAAGAATTCTTTTATAACTTCGATAGGAGTAATATAGTAGTCAGAGATATGATAATCTCTTGAATCACTTCGATTTGTGCTGCTCATCTGTTTCAACAACTGTCAATTGTGGAATAGAACTAACTCGAATTTCTTCAATTAAAGGAGCAACTTGCGCATAAGGCATATTGCCCAACGCGGCTAAAATTGTATTAACTTTTTCCAGTTCTAATTCTAAGATGATTTTTTTCATATTAACTCTCCTTAAAAGTTAAAAGTTCCGAGCTTAGGCTTTGATCCAGCAGCAACAGGTGCAGCCGCAACAGGTTCCTTAGTAGAAAACTTTTCAGCAACAGCAATATTTCTAGCTTGGATGGCGTTCTTCAACTCATCAACAGTTAATTGATCGTCGTCATATGGAACTGTCTGCGCCCCAGTAATAATATTTTCTTTTCTTGTATAGGCAGATTGAACAATTTTAGCATCTCCAAAAGCAGATTGCTCTGTTCGCTCAG